CTAAACATTGTTTTTTGTGTATCTTTATTCATTGTTTTCCTTTAAAAGTTGTTTAAGATGTTCTTCGGGGTTTTTGTTGTTTAGTTTGATTCCCCATTCTTTCACGTCAGAGACACTGATGCCGGGATCGTTTATGCGGGAGCCAAACAGGTTCTGCTTAGTGAGCCTCTCAAGCTCCTCTTCGTCCCAGCCCTGGTCTAACAGGTGTTGCCTGGCTCGATTCCAAGAGTCCATGCCGGCGCGACCAGCGTGGCCTTGGTTTTGTTTGGTGATGACTTTGTCATAGAACGGCTCCAAGTCTTTCTGGAAACATACATAGTGCTCCACAAACTCGCCGTCCTCGGTAACCGTACTGAACAATGAAAAGTCAAAACCTTTTTTCCAAGCTTGTACCTTCATGGCCCCCATCCTACTAGAGGTAGAGAAGCTACCACGAGACACACTAGTGCTCTTCAGTTCGCACCTGAACTCTTTGCCCTCAACAATGAGGGAGCCATCAGGTACATACTTGTTTGAACGACCAGGGCCCGGTGTCATGCCGAAGCGTTGAAGTTGCTTGTTTTCGATCTTGTCGTCTTGACGAGTTCTATTCACCTGTACTCCCTAGGGCACCGTCGCCCCTATTACTTATTGTCATCGGATAGGTGTATAAAATGTCCTCTGTAGTCTCCATCGGCCTGAAGTGGACTACGGGGGTCATGACTAACTGAGCGACCTTGTCGCCAGGGGACAGGACCTGTATTGTGTTACCAATATTGTGTAGATTGATGAACACCTCTCCATCATATCCGGAGTCTACCACACACGCCCCCACAATAAGGGAGCGCTTGGCAGCCACGCTGCTGCGGTTTTTTACCTCCAGCATGTAACCGTGGGGTACCCCAAACTTCAATCCCGTTGGCAAGATCTTACTATCACCTGGGTTTAAAAGCACAGTCACCGGGGCCTCCGGAGAGAAAAATACGTCAAGGCCTGCATCCGATGGGTTAGCCCTCTCGGGGCTAATCGCATTGGGGCGCACTTTTGCGTACTCAAGAATCATCAGAGTTTCCGCTAAACATTTCGAAGTTTTCTACTACCTCATCGATGTCGTACTTTTGCTTGAAAAGGCGGTATGCCTTTACTGCTGATCGAATTTCATCCGTGTTGAGCCATCCGTTCTCTCGGAACTCTGTGCGTAGTTCACGCTTTTGTTCCTGAAAGGGTTCGATACACTCTTCAATTGCTGCCAGTGAGCGGATGTACTCCTTGACATAGCGCTTGCGCTCTTCATTTGTTGTAGCCATTGTGGCCTCCTTTGTTACTCTAATAGTATAACAAGTGTGGGAGGCGCCGTCAAGTTCTTTTCAGAAGTTTATTCCAAATAACTGAGTCATGAATTTTTTAATCAACTCATCCTTTTCGTGCTCAGACTCACAGTCAGCAAACAAGTAATTGTATGTCGTCTTGCTGTGGGCGATGGCATGTTTTAGAGCCTCTATCTCTTTCTTCATCCACCTTATTTGTTGTTTATAGTTCTTTGGGGTTTTGATCCCCAGTTCTGCAGCTATCTCAAGGACAACAAAATACTTTCTATCATCAAGAGCGGCCTTCGCTGCGTTAAACTTTGCTATTTTCTTTCCCTTCTCCTCGGTCGACAGCGCCGCAGACAACCTATCTGGATGCAACTCCATGGCTACCTTTTTGAAGAGGGCTCTGAAGCATTCGTGCAGTTCTGCTTCGTCCTTTGTCATCTCGTATTCGTTTGATGGCTCTGGGTCGGGCTCCGAATTCAGAACCTTTGGTTCACTATACTTTACCAACTGCTGCTGCATCTCCGTGAGAGCCTCCTTGACTTGCTCTACCTCTTCCACTTCCTCATCGACGCCGTACATCTTCCTGATTTTTTCACTGTTCTTTTTGTTAAGTCGTTCGATATCATAGCTTAAGCGCTCACAAAAGTTATTATAATACTTTTGGAACTCGGGATATGCATCGTGAATGATCGATTTTACAAACTCGTTCTCTTCATTTAAGTAAATCAATTCATTTAAGATGCGCTTCCACCTTAAGCTGTCAGTTACGCCCATGTTCGACCCTCCCGGTAATTAGGCAGACGCGGCGTTACTCGAAATCAATTTCAACTTTTGTTCTAATTTTCATTTCAGGAACGTGGAGGTGATTCGCAAGGTTATGCTTCACACACTCATCAGCCTCAAGGAACCAATCCGAGTGTCCCTTGTCGTGCACGATATCAAGAAAATAATCTTTATGCTTGCCGCAGTTCTCTGCCATCATGCTATAAATCTTCTGATTTAGGCGGTCGGTCTCTTCGGCAGATGCCTTAATCTCTTCAACTTTCCCCCAGCCCATCGAACTTACGTCGTGGATCATGAGGGTCGCATCAGGGTCCATGTATCGATACCCTTCAGTACCAAAGCTAAACAAAATAGCTCCGCATGACATTGCTTTTCCCTGCACAATGGTCGCCACAGGTATCTTTGAGTTCTTAATGTCGGAAATCATGGACATAAGACTGTAGACTTGGCCGCCATAGCTATCGATGATGATCGGCACAACAGGCTGTCCTGTGTTTTGCGCTTTCATCATCGCGCCCGAGAACGCCTTGGCGTTCGACTCATCGAATTTCGATAACCTAATGATGACCGGCAGGTTATCGATCAGGCTTGGCTCTTTCAGCAGGGGACTAAAGTATTTTATAACATTCATAAGAGGGGTTCCTTGTATAAAGTATGTAGTGGTCACCCCAGCAAGCGGAACGTTTTCCAAAGAGCGTAAGTCGAAAATCCCCAGTTCTCGTTGTAGTCCAGTTTTGCCATGTAGGGTCGATTTAATTGGATGCGATCCTTGTGCGGCTTAACTCCCCAGCACCGGATTCTGGTGACTTCGTTATTAGAATCAATAACTTCCACGATCCAGTAAAGCTTGCCATTCTTAGTTTTCCTCTCCGTCACCTTTCTAGGAATAAACCAACAAACCTCAAGTTCTGGATCAAACTCTGAGATTGGTGGGATAAACTTTTCTTGTAACTTCTGGATCGTCTCCAGGCTGATGACCAAGTTAATTGGGAAGACTCCCGTTAGATCTGTCTTGAACTGGATGATCTCCTCCTCCGAGAAGTCTCCTTCGGGTCTATAGAGTTCTACATTTTCTGCGAATCTCTTCAAATTCTTAGGTCGTTCAACTACACAAGCAGACCAGAAGTGCTTGCGGCCAGAGAATCTATCGTCAACAATAAGATCTAGGGCTCCGCCGCGGCAAAGCGCATCTAGAGCTTTCTTGTTCAGCTTGCTGTAAGATATGCCCTCCCGGAACAAGAGATCCTCTGCGTTCAAGAACGGTCGGTGGTCTAACACCTGCTCAATGGCTGTGGCACCTAGACCCTTGATGGAGGTAAGCGGCTGGATTAGAGTGCTTCCGTCAGCGCTGATCTCCCAAACCTTACCGGACTTGTTTATGTCGAGTGGTGCGATATCAAAACCATACTGCTTTGCAATGTTGATCGCCTTCTCCTTGCGAGACTCAGGCTCCTTGTCCAAGAAGGCGGCCATCCACTCTGCTGGATAGTAGTTCCAGAGCCATGCGCACTGAAAGGAAATGATGCTGTAAGATACTGCGTGTGACTTGTTGAAGCCATAACCTGAGAAGAATTCAAACTTATCCCAAAGCGACTGTGCAGCGGCGCGGTCGATCTTGTTCTTAACACAGCCGGCAATGAACTTAGTATGAAGTTTTTCTTTAACGGATCCCTTTCCGGTTCCCTTCTTAGTTAACACCTTGCGAAGCATGTTGCCCTCATCCAGCGTCAAGCCGCCAAGCTTGTGAGCCAGGAGGGCAATTTGCTCTTGGAAGATCAAGAAGCCAAACGTCTCCTGTGTGATCTCATGCGCATCATCATTTAGATATTTGATGTGATGTGGACTCTCCTTGGCATCCACGTATTCGTCGTGAACGCCAGCAGACAAGGGCCCGGGGCGATAGATAGACGTGATGGCGGATACATCGATTATATTCCGGGGCTTTGCCCGAACGCAGAACTGCTGAGCACCCTGCTCTGTGAACTGAAATACTCCTGCCCACTTTCCAGTGTGGAAGATGTTTTCATAAACCTCTTGATCATTTAAATCAATCACTTCGGGGTGTAGATTCTTCTCATAGTACTCGCGAACTTGCGCGAATGTTGGGCTTTCAACACCATGGTGACGTTGCAGAATATGTTCGATACAACCTTCCATCATCTTCAGTGTGGAGAGCCCCAGCAAATCGAACTTAATGAAGCCCATGGGCTCAAGATGGCGGACATTCTGACCCTCTGACCATGGCGCTTGACGTACACCGCCGGAGTTAATTAGCGGCATGTTCTCATCAAGGTTTTCAGCAATCACAACTCCGCCGGCGTGACGTGAGCAAGAGCGAACCTGTCCAACAAGACCCTCAACGTGTGTCTTGACTGCGGGGTGCGCAGCAAGATACTTCTGCAGCGATGGGGAAAACTCAATAACCTCCTCCCAAGTTGGGACGTATACACCAGCCTTGATTCCGTGCTTTTGCTTTGCTGGCATGGTGGCTTCGCGCATCATGATAGACGTAACGGTATTAACTTCTGTGAATGGGATATCGTATAGTTTAGAAATATCCTTAATAAGGGACTTCAACTGCAGCGTGTTCCAGTTAGAGATCGGAGCAACACAATCTGTTCCCCACATTTCTACCAGCTTCTCCTTCAGGGCCATACTATCAGATACATCGTAATCGATATCGGGGTAATCCTTGGCGTCGGAACGAAGGAAACGCGAGAAGAGCAGGCCATGCTTAATCGGATCGACTTGCGTGATGTTCAAAGCATACGCAACCAACGAGCCGGCAGCAGAGCCGCGGCCCGGGCCGGGGAGCATCATACCAACAGCCACGTCAACGATGGACTTCATAGTTAGGAAATACTTAGAGAAGCCACGATCATCAATAACGTTAAGCTCATGCTTTAAGCGCTCAGTGTACTCTTTGTTTTTATGTAACCCCTTGTCTTTTAGGCCCTCAAGCGCATAATTGACCAGCGCCTGAGTAGCAGTGAAGCCGGCCGGCACAACAAACTCGGGCAATCTTACCGTGTTGTCTGGCAGGAACGACTCAATACGTTCAAACGCGATTCTATGCGTCTCCTCAATGCTCTGCATAACCAGTTCATCATCGTACTCAAAGCCCTGCTCCTTAGAGTATTGCTTGTAACTTTCCCACATCTGATCGCCGTTCTTAGGGTACAACTCGTACCCGATTTCCTCAACACCTTCAGGTAGTTGTGACTCTTCGTCTGCCCACGATGGGCGGCCCTTGCCAAGCCAACCGAGACGCTTATAAAGTTCCCTGTCCTTCCATGCATCAGGGCTGGGGTAGTGGCTGTCGGCCGTTGTCACCAGTTCGACACCAAACTCTTTAGCAACCTGAATAACATATTGGTTTAACTCATGCTGCTCCTTAATGTTGTTCCACTGAATCTCAGCGTACCAGCGATCTCCGAAGATGTCAACCATTTGTCGTGTAGACTCTCTCATAGCCTCTAAGACAGCCTTGGCGCCTTCCTCTCGGTGTTCCCAGTAGTTGCCAGCGTAAACACCGCCTAGGCATGCTGACGATGCAATAATGCCCTCATTATACTTCTTCAAGAGAGCGTAGTCAATACGCGGGTAGCGATAGAAGTTTTCTGGCTGGTAGGACTCAGAGACAAGCTTGAACAAGTTGTTAAGCCCTGTCTGGTTCTGAGCCAACAGAACAAGGTGACGGCGGCGCTTTAGGATGCCCTGTGTCTTCTTGCTGTCGCCTTCATCTTCTACCGTGGCGCCAGATTGTTCATCCTTCTTAATGGAGCGGGCGCGCTTCTTATCTTCCATCGCCTTGTTGTATGCATCATGCCACTCTGCAATCGACGGGGTGAAATATGCTTCGCAACCAAAGATAGGCTTAAACTCTTTACCCTCTTCTTGCATTTTCTTTGCATGCAGAACTTGGCCTGCAAGACCGTTCATGTTGCCGTGGTCTGTGAGGGCCAGGGCGTCGGCGCCATTACTATAAGCGAAATCCATGTGCGCGCTTGGATACCCGATGGCATCAAAAATAGAACCTGCAACGCTGTGCGCATGCAGTCCTACAAATTTAATCTTCGATTGTGTTCTCTGTGTCATTTACCCTCCCAGATAATTTAATGTATACTGTCCATATAACCGGTACTGCGATAGGATGCAAGCATAAAATCCAACTAATTGGAGCGCCCGTCAAAAACCAAGGGTGTACCTCGGCCCCAAGCCACAGAAACAGCAGGGGAAATAGAACATCCTCTATGATCTCCCACACTATAAATATTATAACAAATGCGGTGCCATAACGCAAGAGATCTTTTTTAATATTCTTAATTTTATAGTGCTCAAGCTTATGCTTGATTCGATGTACTAGCCATTTCATAATTACTATTCCTCATACGAGAACTTCTCATGTTTGTGAGGCCTAACTAGTTCTTTGTAGGGCTTTTCTATAATGTTATCTGATGCTAAATAGTCTACGTACTGGCCCCAAGCGGAGCCATCGTAAAACCAATCAACCTCTATCCTTGTTGCTTTTTCTTGTTCTGTCACCAGAGGTTGGAAGATCTCGCTCAGAGGGAAGCGTCGGGCTGACCATCGCTGACTCAAGGGGATCTTCTGCGTGGGGTATTGCTGGCCTGGTAAAGGGGGTAAATACTCCCGTGATGTTTTTTTGTTGATGTGTCGTCGGCATAACTTAAAATCTTCTCCTGTCATCGTGAAAGAAAGAGGTAAATCATCTTTCACTGTTTTATTTTTATGCGTAAAGAAAAAATTCTTTTCTTTATCTTTTATATATTTCCTGTGTTCTCTTACTTGTTCAACATCGAAAAGGCCCATGGGGAAAGAAATATAATATTTCTGTGGTACAATCCATTGTGAAATCTTGTAGGATGTTCGCCATGCGCTATGAATCCCGTGGATAATAGACCAGCCGTAAGAATCACGACGATCGCGATCTTTCGGATGTATAGGAACGTAGTAAATAGGTACTTCTTTCCGTTGTTCCTTGTAAAATTTACTAAATTTTCGGGCATAATAAACAGGATCATAGATCCATTCACCAATCGTTTTTCGCACAAGAGGGATTAAGTCGTCATTTGCAACTATCCAGATTGTGCTGCAGCCGGCCATGGCACACTCGTACACCGATTTCTGAATTGCTGAGAAACCATTGTCAACTGGTACTAGAATTTCTGGTACCGGGTTTTCGTGATCAGTCTTGATGTTTGCTACTGGTACTATGCCCGCAAGGTGTAATCGCATTTTAAAATATCATACTTGTCTAAGTCTCTCTTTTGGAGATTTTTTATTAGTTCTTCTTCCGAGTTCTGTATCTTTCTTATGCTGTCGGATGCTTCCCACCTAGGGTGGGTAAGGCACCTCTTGATACGGCGCATATGTGACGTCTTTAATGTGTAGTATTTTGGACGTCCAGTAGGACTCAATCCGTTATAGGGCCCCTTGATACCCATTTCTTTTAAGATTGCTTCCATTTTAAATCTAGCCATTGTCTCGATGTAATCAGCACTAACGAGTTGTTCCTCTGTTAACCTTGAGACAACACAAGCATCTTTAACACCAGTATTCCCATCAATTCTGTCAGATGAATAGAACCATATCTCGCTGACAAAATCATCATTTGTTGATAGGTAATCAAGTTCAAGTTTTCCTCCTCGGTTAAACGCTATGTAATCATAGCATAGATATCTGTTTTCTTTAACTGGCTGCTGGTTTACTAGGTTAGAAAGATTATCGTCTCTAAGATAATAACAAGTATTAAAGCTAAATTCATATATTTTGGAATATTCATTTGTGCAAACAATTTTTTCTCCGTTATATCTCATCTTATCACAAAGATCAGACAAAGGCAAGAGCCCCTCTAAAGAAAGTAAAAAAACTAACCTCTCCCAAAGTAAATACTTCGGTATACCAATTTTTTTAAGACCAGATGGTGTTTTTAGTTCTTGTGTTGTAGTTGGGATACCAACACACTGAAGATCAAGTGTCGGTTCAAAGTAATCAAACCGAAAAGGTCGCTCCGGTTTTGCAAAGAATACAGGATACCGATTTAAATAAGCAAAGAGCAGGGCCGATAGGTTGCCGCCTATTACAATCTTATCATGTTCAGGTATCAATCTTCTTTTCGTCTAAAGCCGGCGACCAGCGCAGCCATAAAGATAACATACAAGCTGCCGCGGCTAGCTAATACGCTGTTACAACCTGCAGGCTCCTTGGGGCTTGGCCCTCTTGTATTATTTTCAGCAAACTCAAAGGAATCGCCGGTATCTAAATCCTCTTCATGATCGAAGCCCGTGTCTTCTACATCGGATGTATCTCCCGTGTCGGCAACAATTGGTTCTTCTTCCTCACCGTCATCTGCTGGAATAAAGTGTGGCTGCGAAATGACTAGATCACTCAATGTTACCCCAAGTTCGTGATGGAAGGGATCATACCAACCGGTATCAAAGTTGCCCACAAAGTTTAACTCATCGATCCTGAAGGGCATGCCTTCTTCAACCTGAACACTCAAAAAGTATTCATGATAAGCTGATTGTGTTTCTCTCGCGCCAAGGTTTAAGTACATATCCCACGCCATGAGATCGGCGCGCCCATCAACAAATACGTCCCACTCATAGAGAGTGACTTCATATTGTGTCTGAACTGAATATTCTGAAGAGTGAAAACCCTTCACTTGAACGTTGCCGGCGGCGTGCATTTCAGTGCCCTCTTCTTCCATCTTATATTCCCCGTGTGCCATCACAGCACCCTCAGAGTCAGAGCCGATACCATAGGCGTTCTGGAATGTTACTTGCCCATAGGCATCCATACCGTATGATTCAAAAGGAACCGACCAGTCCCAACGAAAAGCACCCTGTTCGCGTGCTACATCAGTCATAGCCTCAACGCTCAGAACTGGATGTTCACCCCAATCACTCCACTCGTCTGCCCATAGCTTACACTGCGCTCCTCTTGCCCAATCCCAGGGTGCGTAGTAGCAGTCATGTCCCGGTGTAACCCGTGTTTTGATGACGGCAACATAAAAATCTGTACCCCTATCAATCGACGATTGAAACCAGAAAAATTCCACAATGGCATCAATGGTGTTATCATAAACGTCCGAGTTGCCCACGTAAAGCGTATTCCCCTCAAAAAAGGCGTACGGAAATCGGCCCTCACTGCCAGCGATGTCGGTAGCGGTTTCAAACGATACGTCCCAGTCTCCTTCTAAGATAGATGCGCCTGAATAAGACGTCTCGCTAGCGCTTAAGTCGCTGGCGTTTGCGGTACCCATAAGGCACAGCGATAGCAATAAGTTTGTAAACATGTTTCTCCTAGTTTATGTTTGATATATTATAACTCAGTTGACGCAAAGTGTCAACTATCTTTTGCGTATCCCATAGGAATCATAGCCGCCGCCGGCCCACGTTGGATGCATTATGTGATAGCGCTGCCGATAATGTGACCACCCTAGGGCATGACCCATTTCATGCTCCAAGACACGCTCTTTACGTGCATGTTTGGGGAGTATATGAATCTTTGCTTTTAAAATTTCGCCTGTTTTGTTGCTGACATAAAGACGCGTCGACGCCAGATGTGTATCTGAAAAACCACTCTCGGGTAAAGTGACGATGATTTCGCCGAAACGAGGTTCTGCGCAAGCGGGCGAAGAATCGGGAATCACCCCATCAAAAATGTATCCGTTCTTTTCCCAATATCTCATTGCGCGCTGGACTCTAAAAAATGGAACCTCGGCGGAAGCGCAGACCCTTATTGTCGGCTTTATAATCCATTCCGCTTTTTGCTGCGGTGTCCCAATCGCAAACATCTCTACAACGTGGGGGGAATTTATCTTAAGTGGTGGAGGCGGCTCGTAGACTGGCTCGATGATCATATTGCAATATATCAAGATTGATACTATAAATCCCATACGGTAAATAGGCGTATGCTAAAATACTATTCTTTCTGTTTTTTTGGCCAGTCTATAATGTCAATATCATGTTTAGTTTCTTCAAGAAGGGTCTTGATATCCAAGCCAGCGCAGTCGATCTTTCCCTTGTTTATGTGGTAGTGACTAACGAAACCTTTAAAGTTTCCGTATGCTACCTCTTGAACATATTTGCTTGAGGTTTTTCCAAACTGATTTAGGGGTGTCTCAAAAGGAATCCCAGTTGCCCCGTTGATGGCGCGCCAGAGAGCCTTAAGCGCATCTATTTGTGCGGGATAGAATCCCATGAAAGGCGCTAGATTGCTACCATGAACCCACACGTCTTCAAGTATAGGTCTTTCACCGAAGCCATTCTTTCTATACCAATCTTGATACTTGGGATAATAAGCATTACTAATTTCTACCCCAATGGACGGCCGATTTGTTCGTGATGAACCTGCGTGCCATGCTGCATGTTGCATGTCTAGAGTTTGGTAAATCGTTCCGTCGTTATCAATAAGGAAGTGTACTGAAATGCCACGCCTGTCAAGGACACGCTGGCAAGAAGTGGCACTGAGGCAAGCATCCCAGTGATTTACAAAGTATCTCACACTTCGCTTGGGGCGTCCAGAGTAATCATAGTAATGACCAGGCTTGGCGGCCAAACCACCTTTCTCGGACCAAAGAACAAACTTATCCCACTCAATAGGAAAAAACTCACTATTGTATATAATGTAGTTAGAGTAATGACAGTCGCGAGGCTTGTATTCATCAATGGCGGCTTGTCTTGTCGTCCACAACCTTCGGAAAGTACTTGGACCGCACAACCCATCGGCTGTTATTAGCTGTGCTTTTTGCCATTTTTTGATAGCACGGACAAGCTTGTCATCGAAATACTTTTCTCCGAACCATGAAGGCTCCCAACCAAGCTTTTTTGACGAAGCTTCGTTGTAGAAATTCTTGTCCATATGCTGCTGACCCCCCCTTGGGTCGTGTTTAATCGACTATCCCAACTACGTAATTGTCTAGAATAATGTTGTAATTAGTTTGATCGATCTTAATTTGCTCGATCATAGAGCGATCAACTATAATTTTAGATTCCTCACATAGATCAAATCTCACATCATCAGCAGAGTCAAGAACACTAGCAACAGCAAAGTTTTCCTTTTCTGGCTCATAGTCCTCGGGCAATACAATTAGCGATTGAGTATCGATCTCTCTTTCCGGGGGTACTTCAATCAAGATGTACCGGTTTACTGGCTTAAACATTTACTTCTCCTTCGTTTAAATTTCGCACTGGTCTCCATCACAATATTTTGTACCGGATCCTGCAGTTTCTGTTTTGATTCTATGGATCGGTGTCACTTTGTTGGACATTTCTTCATATTGTTCTTTGGTAATTGGTTCGTAGGGCGCCTGTTTATAACCAGTTTCACTGAGTTTTAAGAAAGAGACTGCCTTGAGCCTTGTCTCATACATCTCTAGCGCGCTTTGGATGTGTTGTGACTCACTTTCATTGAAAGTAATCGTAACAGAGACCGCATTGTCTGCCCAATAGTGTTGGTACTGTGCTGCAATCTCAAGCTGTTCCCACATACTGACATCCTTTTTTCCTTTGGTAAAGTGCTCCTCTTTGACCGGGAACTCGACAACTGATGTGTTGGGCGAGTATGCATCATCTTCAATATGATAGCCTGCCTTCTCTAGATCTGTCAGCATGGAGGATGTCTTTGAAAATCTTATGCGTCTAATGTAATATTCGTCCTCAGGGAAATGAATCCCAGGGGTTGAGCCATTTAACAACGACACAGTGCCCGAGGGCTTGATGGACGTCACTTTAATAGATCGGGGAACACATAACCAATTAGAATACTCGGTATCCAGTTTCCTAACATGAACATAGGCTTGGTCGCTCCACTCTAATAGGTTTCTGCGGCCGTGCTTCTTAAACGCCTGGATGATTCCTGACTGGGAAAGTCCGATTCGGAGGTTCTTGAGCATTTTTGCATTTGTTTCTGGCCAATGTGTGTTGACAAGGGTAACTGTCTTGCCGTATAAATAAGCACACTTGAGTGTCTTTACATAGTCTTCGTAGTCAGCGTGCTTCGCCGGGAAAGTTTCCACCAAGCAGCACATTTCAGCATTATGGAGACTTTGCTCAACGCAAGGATTGAATCCCACGACTTCTGCATCGTCATAGTTAACGCCATCCTTGAACCTACCGTATGCGCGTGCATTCTCCAGCCAAATAGTTCCTGGCTCTCCATTCTCTTGGGTTTGATTTGCATGCCACCCATACTCCATGCCTACATGCGCAGCGTACGAGTTGTTGGAGCCCCATCGGTGATGATACAGCTTCTCCTGATCATTCTTCATCTCCAGGTAGCGGAAGTCATCGTGCTCACCAAGCGCAAGGGCCGCCGACCGGCGAACATTGCCAGATACAACACAGCGACCAATTAGATTTTCTATGTCTACAATGTCAACCGATGTGATTAGTTCTCCTACCTTGGAGGAAAACAACTCTTTCAGGTTATCATGTAGCTCTATGAGTGGGCCGGCGCCTGACGAAGTACCGCCAAAACCATGGATGATAGCACCTTCTGGGCGCAGTGCACTATAGTCAAATTTCGGCACATTAGTCCCGAATAGAAAACCATCTAAAAGAATGTGAACGGAGTTGACCCATCCCTCGCGCGAGTCATCAATAACAAGCGTATCATTGGTGAACTGAGGTTCTTTAATTGTTAGCGTGCCGGCGCCCTTCGTGTCGAAGCCCACACCCACGCCAACCATAAGGGCATCCATGATCCAGGCGAAAATGTAGCCACCCTTCTTGTCTATATCCCTGGTAGAACGGAAAGCACAGTTAAACAGGGCGGCTCCAGTTCTCTCCTCGACAAACTTAGTGCCCATCATCCAAAGGCCGCGGCCAGGCGGGGTCCACTTTAGATTGAACAGGCGATCATACGCGTCTTTTGCAGTCTTTTGAGCCTTATTATCGTTCCACTCTAGACCCAGTCTTACAACGTGCTCTTTCTGAATATCGAACATACCTTCGATTACGCGGCGGCATGTCTGAAACCACTCTTCGGTGCCTGTTGCGCCGGGTTCTGTTTCGCTTAGTCGACGGGCATATGTTCTTTTGAAAGTAATGTAACCCAAGGGACCCCAGGGCACCTCGGCGTTAACATATGGTTCGATGAACGAATCTGATAATCTAAATCTGCGAATGTTTTCTACTGTTCTTCTCATTATTATTTCCTTTTTTTGTTATGTTTTCTGAACTTGTCGTATTTGTTTTGTAGCAATTCCTTCTGTTCTCTGGTGCCCAGAGGGAGGGGGTTGGCCGGGATCATGTTTTGTGGGCCTGAGGGGTTTATGGTATTGGCTTTCGGCATTGTTTTTATTTTAACACAAGAGGTGTCCATAAATATATCATATATGATCCCATCGGGTCCGTTTCTATTTTTTGCAATAAATATTTTGCCCGTATTATTTTGTTTGTCTTCAATCGTTCTGGAGACTGACATAATGAAGTCAGCCACGAAGCACTTATTGAAGGCCTCTGATATCTGTTCCATCGTAATTACCTCTGCGTTTAGACCTGACCGATTTGTTTGCGATGCTGTCCAGATTGGGCACGAAAATTCTGTGGACATACCGCGCAAGTCTTCATAAATAGATTCTAGTTCGGCGCGTTTCTCTTTTCGGACAACAATTGGCTTAAGCAGATCAGCGTAATCAACGATGATTAATCCAGGATCAATCCCGCGCTTCTTTAACTTGTTCAAGTGAGCCTTGATAGTGGCTACTGACGCAGACTTAGTGGGGTATTCCTTGACGATGAGAGAACCTTCCAGATCCTTAATATCGTCATAAATCTCGCTTTTGAAGCTCATCAGATCGCTCAAAGGATATCCCGTGATACAACTATCGTAGCGATTTGCAATGACGGTGTCCTGAAGCTCTAGAGTATAGTGCACAACCGTCTTACCCTCAAGGATGGCTTGGGAACCGAGGTGAACAAGCACCATTGACTTTCCAGCGCCCGTAGGGGCGATAACTACGCCCAGTTCACTCTTGCCTAGGCCGCCACCCACAATGGCATCAATGTCCTTCCAGCCGGTCGTAACGGGCTGCCTGTGCCTAGGCTGGTAGCGCGCTTCAAAGTCAGCAAGATAGTCATGACCAAAATTGGTTTCAGATCCAAGTTTTAGCGAATCATTAATTATCTTAGAAATTTCATCAAAGGAGCATGACTGCAGTAGATCAACCGACTGCAGCATTGCCTCCTTAAGGTTCTGTTTACGACAAAAATCAAGGGATTGTTCTTTTATATACTCAACTTCGTCAAGTTCGGTCGTAGAGATTTTAGTGAAGTACTCTTTTACTTGTTGTTGGGTTACTTGCTCTTCGCCGTCTAGTTCTGTTCTAAGTATGGTTGCTATTGCATCCGCTGAGGGGTGTTTCGCATACTTATCCCTGTAAGATGTGATCTTGTCTGTGAAGACGCGCAAGTATTCTAACTCAAGAAAGTTTAAGTCCAGCACTTCCGTTATCTGATCTGCAAACGGCCTATCTTGGTATATTAATTGTACTAATCCTTCTTGGAATGTCTTACCATATTTTCCAAAATTAGCTGCCGTTATTGCCGACAAATAACACCTCCTTTAGTGTTTGTAATTATAACGCTTCCGTCGCGGAAGTCAAGTTATTTAACATTCTGAATTGATTTTATTCAGGTGTAGTTCCAAATCTTTCCAGTTTAATTCTCCAAACCCATCATCACGCATTTTCTTCATAATTTCTATCTTATTGAAATTGCACTCAAAGTTCTCAATGGCGTTTCTTACAAAGTCTTTTGACTGCGGGGAGAGCATGGGCGAATATAATTGCATCATTTTATAGTTGTGTTCGATCACCCCTTTGCCCTCGATGATGTTATTGTGAAATTTAAGCTTCTTCTCGGTCTTCTCGCAGAACGAAAGAACATCATCAATAGTGTAATCTTTGTCTGCTGCAAGGAAGCCTAGACGATTCGCGACTGTCTTGAATCCAACAGATGGGATACCCGGAAGGTTATCAGATGAATCACCGATGAGGGCCCTCGCAAGGGCCATATTTCTGGGATGTACACCAAGCTCTTCTACGATCCGTGTCTTATTATACACCGTCTTGCTGACGGGCCGGAAAACGACCGTCTCGTCATCACACAATTGATAAAAGTCCTTGTCGTTAGAGACGATAACCTTTTGCCAACCCTTGTAATAAGACAGTCTTGTGATATGAGAGATTACGTCGTCTGCTTCAACTTCCGGAATCATAATCTGTACAATAGGCATCTCATTGAAGTATTCCATAAGACGCATTTGCTGCCAGACCTTGTTATGCATTTCCTCTTCGTCGGTGAGATTCATCACGCTTCGGTTTAGTCGAATAGGCTTGCGGCCCTCTTTATAATTCTTGTTGAGTGCCTTGCGCTTTTGTGAGCCGTTGGGGCCATCCCACACGAAGATGATTTCGTTGGGCTTGGAATCTCGCACCAGCTTCTGGAGGATCTTTAGGGAGCCTTTAATGCCGCCGCAGGGCGCTCCACCCATCGTAAGACTTGGATCCATAATGTACGCACGCAAATAAAGGTTTAGGGAATCTATAATTAATACTCGTTTCTTGTCAGACATAACTTACTCTCTTATTGGGGGTCCGCGTAGAATTGCTCTGCTGAGCCTTCTCGACGATCAAACTTCTGAACAACCTCTTCGTCCATCAGCTTAATGATATTATTCTTAAACTCTTCATCACTTTGGATGATATCGGTCCACTTGGAAGGTTGGAATTTCTTTTCATATCCGTCCGGCATCTTAAGCGTATACCATGCACCCGCAGAGGTTAGGCACTCTGAACTCTTTACGGCATCAAACCAACTTTCTTCGTCGCGGATGCCGATGTCTTCTGTGCCCCAAAGGATACGGAAGGCACAGTTTCTGCCTTGTGTACCGAATCTTGACTTCTCTAGCTTTACTTTAACCTCTGAACCAATTCGGAAACCCTTTTCGTCTTCAATGAATGCAGACTTTGCTTTGCGACCGGTCAGCCAGATACGCAGCGAATATGAATAATGCATTGCTTTGCCGCCTGGTGTCATGTAGGGTGTTGTCATTGCCACAATACGTGCGTTTGGGCCGCTCGGGATGTTAGTCTTAAGCTGGTTCAACACCAAGAATGTGGCCTGTTTATCTGCGATAGGTATAATCAGCTTTGACATTCCCTTGGCCAAGATGCGTGCCTTCACTGCCATCGATGATTGGGGATTAAAGTCTCCCTCAACATCAGAGATAGAGGGCGTCAGTGCCAGTGAGTCCCAGATAAACAATATTTGCTCATCGGTTGCCCCCAGCAGTTCTTCCACCGTCTCCAGTACAAACTCCACAGAGGACGCCTGAACATACATTAGTCGCTCTAGGTCGCACCCTGCGCGCACCAAGAAACTTGGGTCGATGGCAGACTCCGAATCGAAGTAAACGACCATCTTGCCTGTCTTCTGGGCGTTTGCAGCCACTTGCGCTGCCATATAAGACTTACCAGTGCTTTCAAGGCCGGCAAGTTCTGTTATCTTGCCAACCGGAATGCCGGCGACCTGCCCCTTGCAGATAATAGAATCAAGCCATCGGGATCCTGTTGAAATCCACTCTTTCACCTCGGTTGGGTTTTCACCCGTAAGATCATGGGCGACATTTCTGCCGGCCTTTTTGTTAACAAGGCCCATTAAGTCTTGCAACGATACTCTTCCTGCTTTCGCTTCTTTTGTTTTTCTAGCCATTCTTTCCTCCTATCATTAGAATTTCTCTAGCCTTTTTGGCGCTATGTGTTCCATCGGCATTTTTCTTTCTACGACCTGCCGTGTACGTAACATTAAAATAGATGATTTTATTATTGCCCTGTCGAGACTCAAAGAAGTTATCTCCAATGTCTCTATTAGACATCATAACGTATGCATCCTTCGCTGTCAAGTCGTTTAAAAACTTAATTACTGACTCTTGTAAATCGTCATCAAAATCAACACCATACTGTGTGAACGATCCTCGATACGGAGGATCCAGAAACACATATGAGTTAGGTGTTGCGGCGCTTAAGGTCTCGCGAAAATCTCCAGTCATGAGGGTGCAGCGTTGAAGGGCCATCTCCCACTCTAAGACATTGTCCTTATCATATACCTTGTCTTTCTGGTTTAGTAGACCGGACGGCGTGCCAAAGCGACCGTCAGTGTTTTTGTTAACCTGCCAGATTCCATTAAACCCCGTCTTCATGAGAAAGTAAAGGGTTGCCGCTTCTTCCGTCCGAGACCACTTTTTATAATCAAAAGCATGTTCTCTTCTCAAGCTATAGTAAAAGAGCTTCCGGTCTGCTTTCTCAAGGGGAAGATACTGTGCCGAGAGCATATCCAGTCGCGCCATGAAAGCGCTGCAGTCGTCCTTCACGGCAGTATAAATGGCCATAATAGATTCATTGGCGTCGTTCAGAACGAAGGTTGCATTGGGGTTCTGGGTATATGCCCATATAAACATGGCGCCGGCGCCCAAGAATGGCTCCATGTAGTGATCGAATGAGTCTGGGAGGATTTCTTTATATTTTTTGATAAGCCGTGTTTTACCGCCGGCCCACATGAATAGTGGCTTCATACCCCCTCCCTAAAATAGCGGCAGACTTTTAACCGGTCTGCCAGCGGCTGTTTTTACTACTCTGTTGTAGTTGTGGTGGTGTCAGTTGTTCCACCATCAGTGGTAGTTTCGGTGGTTGTTCCACCATCCGTACCAGTTGTTGTGCCACTCGTTGTGGCAGAGACTTCTACAGTCTCACTAGCGGTTGTTTCAGTTGTTTCAGTGTTGGTGTTTGTCGACACCGCTCCCGGATCAACCGAACACGTCCCGTATGCTGTTGCGACCAGAAGGACGCCTCCGGCCACACTTACTTGGACCTTCCATTTGGCCCATAGGGACTTTAGTGATTCTAACATTATTTTCTCCTTTATGTTAAAAAATAGGGCAGAGTATTTGCGGCACCCGCTCTGCCAGCGGTGTTTCTCAAACTATATGGTTCACTTTCCGTTCATCAGTTCGTTAAAGGCTTTATCTACATCACTCGTTGGCTTGCTATACGAAGTAGTCTCACTAGAGCGGGCTTCTGCGGACTTATTGCCGCACAATTGCTCATCAAGAATACTGTCAATCTGCTCTGAGGTGTGACGCTCAAAGAGAGAAGCAAAATCTGGCATGCGATCGAGGAGGGCAGGGATCGCTTCTGTATCTGCCAGAAGAGGGGAAGTATTACGCCTCATCTTCATATTAGTTTGAGGATATGCGCCCGGGGTGGTGGGCTTGGTATATGTTAGTGTGATATCCGTGCCTTCGTTGGCATCCGTGACATCACCGTATTCTGGATCAAGAATGTAACCAAGAAGAAGTTCATATGCCTTCTTTCCATATCCATACACCTTGATTCCTTCTTCTTCTCGGCCGCGGAGGACCACTGGTGAGAAGTAACGAGCACGTACGAACAGAGACTTAGCGAGCTTCTTGCTCTCTTCATCGTTGTTGTCCACACCTTCTCGCCATACAGAGGAGGCAAATTCACAAATTGGACATGACTCTCCGTAGTTACGCTTAGGGCAAAGAATACCGCCCCGATGTTCTCCAACATTGTAGTGGAAATACATCTCCTTTAGGGGATCACCATCTGATGTCGGTACAATCCGAATATCTTGGTCACCTTCGTCGGGCTTAAACCAGACTGAGTCCCTGTTATCGCCACCTTCACCGCGTAGTGAAGCCAACTTCTTTCTCATTAGTTCCATATTAATAGACATTACTTTTTCTCCTTGTTGTTTTGTTAAAGTATACTGAGCTTTCCTCAGCATCTAATGTATTACTCTTGATCGAACTTGTCAAGAGTTTTTTGTTGTTGTATTGCGTTAGTGTGGGCAACGCAGAACCCAAAATCTGGTAAATTTGTTTCGTAAATCGCGTAAGAAATTTTACGATAGGCATTCCTGGGTTTTGTTTTTAGGATGTCTACCAAACGCTTATGCAACCCTGTCTCACTCTCCAACCGCTTTTCGTTTATACACATATAATAACATAATTCGCGCTCGGTGTCAAGGTCAAATAGCCACTTTTCTTCAAGTCTTTTCATGTCCAAAAGGGACACTGCTCTTATCTTGTTGATATTGCTTGGCTTTGACACATTTCCAATGTGTGGCTCGGTATGTGCAAAATAATTTAAGTAATGCACACAAGAATAGACGGTCTCATTAAGAATATTGTAGTACTCTTTTAGATTGATCTCGCTGTGGACTCTCTCAATATTCTCGTTGGAAAAAATAGTTAGGTTTTTAAAAAGGCCTGATCGTGCATATTCCTGCAGCACTCCGAAAGTCGTGTTCTCCACTAATCTTGGTACGCCTGTGAGCAGTTCGATATCCGGCTTGATGTAGAAAACATCCAGTTGTTTCTCTCTGATCTGCTCTAATACCCCAAGTGTATAAATTGAACTCAGTGAGGAGCCCACTACAAAAACCTGCACGTGATCTTTTAGATTCTTTAAAAACTTTTTAACTCGGGGGGCATTCTTTTCGTATTCTTCGGGGGTATCGTACGTATTTAACTTAAACTGCGTCTTTGAGTTCTTCTCGACCTTGCTGTTCATGGTATATACCTCGTATTGCGGCAGATCTGCAAACTTACTTGCGATTGCAGACGCAGCATTGCCAATTCCGATCACAGAAATCATAGGTTTAGGTCCCCCAAATCAAAGTAGTTTTGGCCGGCCTTGAGATTGACCATGAATGAGTCCAATTTGTTATTTGAAAAGACTTCTTTAATTGCCGGCAAAAGAGGGCGGTCCTCATCAGCCAAGTCAATTACCAATTCATCATGTACAATATGTGAAATGTGGCTTTTCGTGTTTTCTAGCATTTTGTTAATCTCAATTGCCCGGTCGATAACCAGATCCGAAGTTGTGCTTTGGATAAGGTAATTGAATGCTTTTCTTTGTTCCACTTTAATGCGCCTTCCGAAGATGGTCTTAATATAGCCATCTTTGTAGTGCTTGTCAAGGATCAAATTGCGATCATATAGATCGCTCTCGATAATCGTAGAATCAGGATTGTACAACCACCCAAAAAACAAAGTCTTTGCTTCGTCGCGCGTAGGGTTGCGTATGTCATTTGATTTGTTGAACACGTTTTCAATGTTCCATTGGTGAATGTCTTCCTGCGGTTGCGGTTCGCCGAGAAGAGACAGCACCGTCCTTACCTCTGCTCCGTTATAGTCCAATGAAATAAACCAATCGTTTTTAGGCTTTACAACCTTTCTGAAATCCTTTTTCATCGTTAAGATGGGGAAAGACCCGGGAGAGGTTGTTAATCGGCCTGTGACGGTACCAAAGAGGTTGTAATCAATATAGTTAGCGCCGGAGATAATCTTCTTGATGCCGAGCCTGGAGTTAGTGGCAGTGAACATGCTCTTACAGTCTGAGGCATCGATGTTTAGTGGTCGATATCTGATGTCATGGATGAGTTTCGAAGCCTCGCACAGAAAATCGTAGTTATTTGGCTTTGTGGTGTTTTCAAATACATGTTGAGTTATCTTATTCTTTATCTCGCAGAACTGTAGCAGGGCGTCCTTGGGAATGAGATCGAAGATGCAGTGGTCGTTGAAATCAATCTTTGCTATTGTAAAAGATTTATAAAAAGCGTTCATTTTACGCACAGTTGCCTCGTACTCTTCAAGTAAATCCGAGGGTGCAGCTTCCTTGAGAGACGACCCGCCAGAATAAAGCCATGCGTATTGTACATCGGAATCTCTTACCGAGCCAGTGTACTTCCAAGTTCTGAGTAGATCGGCCGGCATATGTTCAAAGTGAAGTTCTCCATCTTTATAAACACCAACACACTCTGTTTTATCATCAAGTGTTTGAAAGTACATTTTCCGCCTCTTCTTTACTTATCTTATCACGGTAAAGAAGATCTGTCAAGGAGCCACTGTAATCATATGTTTTTCCAATGATGGACTCAAACAGGCCGACCGCTTCTGCGTGACCCTTTAAGGTCGCGAGTTTTAATGAGTCCCTGATAAGATGCTGCTTTTCATTTTCTGTCAGCGGAGCGCTCTTTTCTTCCATCAGTCGGATTTTCATGTAGTTCTCAAGGCAGAATCTCTCTGTATAGAGCGTGTTGAACTGACTGAGGCTATACTGCTTGGGCCGTACAATATTGTTTCTAAGTGTGCCGTCACCGCAAAGCTCAACATGTATATAATCTGTTTTAATGCGATCATATAACTCTAGAAGTATTGTTTTAAAATTTTCATAGTACGTAATGTGGGCTGGTGTGTAGGCGCTAGCCAACACTGCGGAGGTGCTGCGGTAATTTGAATTTGGGGCGGTCTGCGCATATTGGATCATCTCTGGGGTACCAATGTCCGCCACAAGTCTCCAAGGGTTGTTTGAGTCCACAGAGAATCCGTAAGAACGGCAAGCGTTCAGATAGAACTGCCAGTTTTTGCTTTCTTTAAAATTCTTGATCTTCATTTCGTCGCTAGCGGCTGACTCGGTAGAGACCTCAATTACAAGGCCAGTCGCAGTCATCGGACAGTACCGACTCTTTATAAACCCGGGATATGTAAAAGGTAGCTCCTTCGTAGACGTTTCTAAAATTCCCATGAGATGAAGCATAAATCCATCAAAATCTTTAAATCTCAAGTTCCTACCAGAGAAGGTCTTCTCTATTGACTGTTTGTTTTCTGCTGAAAAGCTTCTGTATAGTGTTCTCGGGCTTTCGTATGCCCTTTGCACCTCTAGCACAGATAAAAATGGGTCGGTAGTTTTGATTTGTCCGGACATGGCTTTCTTTTTAAATTGTTGTGAGAGTTCTCGGAAAGCATGAGCAACGAACCCCACTGCCTGGAAGCCAGTCCCCAACTTGTTGGTTTGATCAAGAGAGCCCATGGAGGTCGACGGCAGATCTAATTCAATCGGCACGTAGCCGTAGCTCACTCGGCCATACAAATACTTTTCTGCTAATTGAAAATCTTTTAGATTCTCGTATTCCGGTTCCAGAATATCATTTCGGTATATGAGTGATTTTTGATAGAGCGCTTTCGTGCTCTCATTGTTCCCTTTTTTGTAAAATATAGACATTTAATTTAATTCCTTATTGGGGGCTGCTGTCCTGAGGGTCTCCGTCTGGTGTGCTCTCACCGAGTTCCTCGTTCCACTGGTAACCCACTTCGTCTTCGGGTACCGGTTCCTTGTTGTCGCTTGTAGAAGCTTGATATTCTGTTCTTTTTAGTGCACACTTTTTCACAACCGATACATCAGGGTTTGAATCAACAGAAGCGTTATTGCCATTGTTTGACTTGGAGTTCTTGTCCACCTCGGCAACCCAGTGCGCAATAATTTGACTTGAGCGTACACCTTCTGCAATCGTGTGTATGGTTTTAATAATCATGTAGTACCCACCTATACCATACCTGCTTAGTTCGTATTGGTCAAGGGGCATTTTCTTTTTATTCTGATTGTAGTGATAGCCCGTAGTGTTTGGCGCAAAGCCGCGAGGATCAACGTACATGTACGTACCCGGGAAGGTGTTTGGCAACAGAAACGCGTCTACTGTGACATTGTACACTTCTCGGAGTTGCATGAGTCCATCATAGCCTTCTTGCTCAAAGCGTAGCTCTTTCAAGCCAGTCGCACTCGTCCTGTCTAATTTGATTGTCTTAACAATGCCCTTATCACTCCCCAAGACATAATGAAAAATTCCATGGCTGTGATCAACACTGTAGTCTCCGCGCATCAGTTCTTGGGGGCGTGAGCGGCCTGCATAAAAGATCATCCAATTTCTTTGGGACTCTTGCCCCTTGTTTCTCGGACCCTGGTTGGTCCGGGAACCCATTGTGTTTAAGAGAGCCCCTCCGGTAAATTTGGGCACATAAACGTCTACCCTTTTGTTGGCGACTTTCTCTCTTCTCCAACTCTTTAACAGAAGTTCGCTTATCTCATCAGTAGGGCCGTCATAGTAGGAAGTCACCGAGGCATTGTATAAGGATACTCTTTGGCGCGATTTATCACCGCCGCACCTATTATCATTTAGAAAGTTTCTAAGATAATTTTTTACAAACTGGTTTATAAAGGCGCTCAGAGTGAAGCCAGTACGACCTTTGGCTAAGACCTTAGACGCCATCCACTCAGTAAAGTAGCTAACCGATATAGGAGCTTCTCCTATCGAAACGTTTAGATAGACATCTGGCTTTTGGGGGTCCGATATTTCCATTGGGCCCAATAGCACCCTTAAATTTTTGAAGTTGGTTTGCATCCTTCGCAGGGTTGCTCTTTCTTTTGTTTTTATGTGCTCGGCGCCATCAGGGGCCTCGAGCTTCTCTAGTGCATTAGGATAGGTGCTCCGGAGGGCCACCTCAATTCCATTTAAAATAACATCAATCAAATCATAAAGGTAAAAGAAGGTAACTTGCTCGTAAGAATCACCGCCGAACCCCTTCGCTGTTCCAATTCCAAGATGTGTTTCAAGCTCATCGGCCTTCTCTGTGGTGGCCGTGGCCTCAGCAGTCCTGCCGGCGGTTCCTGCTTCGCGGGCTTGAGTTCTAAGGCTTGAAATCTCGTTTGTGACCGCGGTTCGATTGGGTATACCGCCCTCGACATCATATACCGGCCGTACACCGCCATACATTGATTCCGTCATCGACCCATATGGGATCTTGTAATAATATAATCTCTTATTTTCAAAAAGTGCTGACAGCAGTGACTTTAGATTCGACATTTGCTCTGCTTTTAATATTTCAGGATCCTCTTCTGTCGGAGGTTGAAGTTGATCGCCCTCTTTGTTTTTTCTTGCTCTGCTGAAAGCCTGCTTCATTCTACGGTTAAAGTTTGCGGCCGCAGATTTCTCCCCTGCAGCAAATATATCATAGTAAAAGTCGTCGAAAAAATCTTCGATGTAGGCAAGGTAGTTAATGACAAGATTAACTCTACCAAATTCATCGAACTCAAATTCGTGAATGGTCGGAGTAAGCTCAAGCGTTACAAAACTATCTCGAATGGCAGCTTGAATTTTGTTCCTGTCGCCTCTTGAAATGGCCAGTTTTTTTGGTATTGCGTAGCCAACAAGAACTTTTAATCTAAAATTAAGTTTGGATGACGCGTCTTCGATTATGTTCCCAGCGCTAGTACGACATTCGGTCTCGGTGGTGCCAGTTTTGAGAGCCAAATCAACATATCTAAATTTTCCTCGGCCAGAGCCCCGGGGCGCTAACAAATCAGCGAAACTTGCTGCGTGGAGCTTCAATTTTGCTTTTATGCTCTTTTTTGTAGAGAAGGGATCACTGCCGTCATACGTCCAGTTGAAGCTTTTTAGACCTACGCCTCTG